AACAACAAGCAGTCGGTCTCGCCGCCAGCAGTTGCCAAGTTCGTAGATACGAAGATGTCAACGCCGTACAGGCTACCGATCTTACCGTTGGTCACAGGCTGTCCAGTTACGAAGTCACTAGAGATGTACTGAGAAACACCCAGCATCTCGCGCTTCACAGCAGGCGGGATAACGAACACACGGCTCTCGCCGGGTACGTTGTTGTCGTCGAGGATCTGAATTGCCGCACGGAAGCCAGCGTCGTTAAACGCAACAGCAGGTCCAGAGGCGTCGATGCCGCCGTCAACAAAAGACATCTGAGCAGTGAAACCAGTACCGGCTTCAGTAATCAGAGCAGTGTCAACATTAGTGGCTAAGGCATAGCCAGCATCTTCAGTGTAGAAACGTCGCAGAGAGTTCAGAGCTTGAACGTCTGTGATGTCCTCGATCAATCGTGAGTACTCGAAGTGCTGATCGATTGTTACGACCAACTCGCCGGTGGTGCCAGCAATCAGAGAAACCTGAGTCTCTGCCGCTTTAGCTGACGCGTCTCCACGATCGGGCTTAGGGATGTGAATGGTATCGCCTTTCTTGCCTACCATAGACATTGCACGTACCAGTGGCTTGACTACCAAAGACTTCTCGTAAGAAGCGATGATCTCGTCACTCCAGATCTCTGGAATGAACGTAGCCGCTGTAGTGTTTGTTACATGATTTGATCCAAGTGCCATTGTAATGATTCCTTAGTGGGTTATTTGACCCTCTTCTCCTCATACGCTTTCATGATCTCAGGCAGTAGTGCCTCGTAGCGTTTGGGATCAGAGTTCATGAGTTCGATAATATCACGGCGGCGGTAGATCTTCTTGGACGTAGCGCCCTCGGGATTCGACCGTGCCGTACCTGTAGAGGCTCGTTTAACCTCGTTCTTCTGGTGTTGTTTCTCAACCTTAGCGGTCTGCTTGACGACACCCTGCCGCTCTTTGTAGAGCGTAATCAACTCGTCGGCCGCCGCGAAGTCATACCGCGCGTCTGCCTGTTGATACAGTTCTCGTCTGATAGGCGAGCTAGACACCCACTCCTTAAAGCCTTGGTCCTGTAGTACTGAGTCCATGTCAGGGTGTGAAGCCTTCAATTGAGCCAGTGCTTGGGACTTAGCCATCTCCGCCGCAACCTGTTGGGCTTGCTTGAGAGTGGGGTGGTTATCGATTGCTCGCGCCATAGCCGCATTCGGATCAGCGAAGAAGTCAACCTCCTCTACTACTTCCGGTGCAGACTGTTGCGCCTGTACGTTGCTCTGGACGTAATCGTCAAAGTGACGCCTAAGTTCACCAACCTCTGAGGATTGTTGACCTAGTCGCTTCTCTAACTCTTGGTGCATCCGAGCAATGTCTGACGCTGATTTGCCCTTGTACTTGTCTGGAAGATCCTCTTCTGAAGGGGCCTCAACCTCAGGTTCCACAGGTGCTTCCGCCGTCGCTTCAGCGGGTGCCTCTTCAAGAGTAGCGAACTCTTCTGTGGTCTCTTCGGCTTCGTTCTCCTCAAATGGAATTGCCTTCTTTACAAAGTCTTGAGCATCTACAATGGTAGCCATATTATGAACTCCTTTGTCCCACTAGGGGAGGGGTAAGATTAAGGACGACCCCCGGCTGAGGGGCTACCGTCCTGATTAGTCACTTGTGTCTCTTATTCCACTTCATGGCGGCACCGGGGAAATCCCCACTGACACCCTCTAGGATAAAAGCCACAGGACTTATGATTGCATGGGCGTCGGAGGAACAGACCGTGCACCGGACCGCGTCTCCCTTTCTCCCATACACTTCATCTACGTTGCCGCAGGAACTACACTTCACGTCATAGATCACGTGCATCTTCTAACTCCTCTGCGGCCAGAATGCTGTTCTCGTACCCACCGAACTGCCTTAACGCAGACAACCGTCCACGGGCCTGCCAGAACTCCTCAACGGAGTCGCAGTGTTCGAGCGTGAGTACTGAGATAGCTTCTTCAATCTCTTCTTGAAAGGTACGCCACCCCTCTGTTAAGAACATCGTACGGGCGTCCTCGAAGTAAGTATCAGTCATCCTTCTTCGCCTTCTTAACCTTCAGCTCGGCTAGCTGGTTCTCTAGCTTGTTCACTCTGTCGAGTAGGTCTTGGAGGTACTTTGTGGTTGACTGTACTAGCTCGTCGAACTTCTTCTGATCTACCATGATTATCTCTCCTTGAGGTCATGTCAGGTGCCCCGATAGCAATGCTGGGGTCGTAAGTGATAGTGTGCGGGGTATGGCTGTTGTTGCCGTCCCCGATGTTAATGATAGTCGTGCATCCCGGCAAGAAGCACAGGATTAGTAAGAGTCTCATACTTCGAACTTCTTTTGATACATGATTATCTCCTCGAGGTCAGAGGCTGTTGACGATGTCATTAAGCGTGCTGGTGATAGCGTCTCGTAGTCCCTCTACTGTTGTCTCGTTGGAGACAGCCGTTTGGAGGGCAGTGAAAGCACTGACCACCTCAGCTCTTGTAGCGATGCCCGTAAGCTCTGAGCCATCCCCTACGAACTTGTTAGCTGTAACTGTTCCGGTGAAACTAGAGTCATTACCTATCTTGGCCCCAATGAAGATGGGATCTCGTAGGCCAGTAACCCATAGCTGATCACCGAAGTATTCAACGGTGTTACTGCCGATGTCTTGAAAGAATGAATCTCCATCTTTGCCGTCGGCTCCATCTTTGCCGTCGGCTCCATCTTTGCCGTCGGTTCCATCGCCACCCTTAGGTCCTTCTGGTCCTTCGGGTCCTTCTGGTCCTTCGGGTCCTTCTGGTCCTACAGGTCCTTCGGATCCTTCACCTGCTACTCCGTTTTGTAGGGCTCCTATGGCTCTCCGAACTTCCTTGTCCAGATAACCATAGTAACCATCAACGTAAGTCTTAAGATCAACCATAGCTTCTCCTTACATTATGCCCTCAGGAGGTTGTGGCTGTGGCCCGGATGGCTCAGCACCTGCTGTGAGCTGTTTAACTAACTCAGCCTCGGCTCTACCCTTGGCCCCTTCCATCTCTACTCGTTCTCGTCCTTCGACCTGCCGTTCCTTCAGCATTAGCTCAGCCATGCGGATACGCTTCTCGAAGTCCTTGTCGTCTGCCGCGCCATCGCCGTCGGTGTCCGCGTACTTCAGCGTCATCTCCTGCGGTAGTACTTGTGCTTCGACGTTGTACTTCTGACCACGTGCCTGCGACTCTGCCGCTTGGGCATTGAGTAAGCTAACCTGACCCTGAGTAACAGCCATCTGCATCTGCTGTTGCTGTTGCTGAGCCTGCTGTGCTTCTGGGTTAGGCTGGTTGCCTGCCTCAATAGCCGCTATTAACTCCTCACGGTTACTGACGTTCAAGTGGTCAATGATGCCCTTGAGTACAGCGCCGTGTGCTGGCGAGTCAGGCGGTATGACCTGTAGGATCTGACTGAGCTGTGCAACCTCGTACTCACGTGCCATAGCGCCAAGGCTAGAGAACGGGATGAAGTTGTAGTCACCAATCGGGAAGTCCTCAGGTGCGAACTGCATGTAGCGGAACGCCGCCTTGCTTACGAAGGGAAGCAGGAAGTTCTCTTGGAAGTTCACTAGAGTTCTCTTCTGACGCTTCATGACACCACCCTGAGACATAGACTGTCCAGCGGCTGTTGTGTCACCCATGTTAGCTTGTGTAGCCTCTGCGGCACCAGTTGCCTGCGCGACCATAGCTTGGAGCTGTTGGCCTTGCTGGAACGTGATAGCGTTGAGGTTACCGAAGTTAAACGGCATGATAGCTTCTTGAGGTGCCCCGTTCGTGAGGAGCATACGGCCCGGACGTACTTCTAACTTATGACCGCGTGGGATTCGTGTAGAGTCCACCGCCATCATTGGGTGCGTAGTCAGGGCGAGGGCGTCGATACGTGCGCGTAGCTCAGCGTCGAGTGCCTTCTGGCTCATGTATCCTTTCTCACAAACACCACGTCCCCAGAAGATACTAGGTACGACGTCCCACTGGAATGCTACGACCGGGCGGTCTTGGCACATGTAGGGATTAGGGATTGCTTTAAGGACAACGTCCTCGTTACCTAGTACTACGATAGCTTCAACGTAGTGGCCGTCCTCGTCGATCTCGTCATCGTCAACGCCTTCAGCAATGAGCATGTCGCGTGGGACCTTACCGTAGTACTTGGTCAGACGGACGCGGTCCTTAGGGCGTGAGTCAATCGAATCATCGAACTCGATCTCTTCATCGCTAGCGGCTTCGCCAACGAACTCATCGTCCCTGTAGA